TTAAACTATCTTCCTGCTCGTATACTTCTATAAGTGCTGACGGGTCGTTGGTATATCCAAAATCTAAACCTGTACTAATCAATTTAGCATCTTCAGGTACTTTACCGATTATCTCTATTCTAGGGAATATAATAGCTTTTGAAAACCCTCGCTCCCCTAAACCGTATATTTTCCAGTATTCCTCATCCGTATCTTTGAGCCGTTCAATCTCCTTAATCAGCTCATCAGGTAGAAAAGGATTATCTAGGTAAGTCGATTTAATAAAGGTGGTATCATCTCTAGTAAGTACCTTGTCGTATATCCAATGGTGCGAGTCAGATGGGTTAAAGTCGATGTATATCTTTTCCTCTGTTCTTACTATCAACTGAAAGAAGTCCTCCCAAGTTAGTTCGTTTGCCTCGTTACAAAATAGGTAGTGTCTTTTAGCACCCCTTTTCTTTTGTGGTTGGTCGAGTGATATAAACTCAAATGTATTTCCGTTTAGCGTGTAAGTGTGTTCTGATTTGTTGTGATACTTCTCATCGTATAAACCTAAGTTATTTAGTATCTCAAAAAAGTCTTTCATTACCGATAGCTTTAAACTAGGTAACGACTTACGAACGATAGATATACGCTTGTTAGTTTCAGATAAAGCCTTAACGATTAGCAGCTGACAAAGGGAGTAGGTCTTACCCGAACGAGTACCCCCTTGATTAACTACTATCTTTGTTTCAGCGTTCCAGTTACGCTCAAATACATTACTCGTCTTTATCTTTAGAGCTGACAATCTCTATTTCTATTTTGTTAATATTATCTCCGTTGGTAGTAACATCTATCTGCTGCTTCTCGCTTAATCCTAATTGAGTTTTAGCAGCGTGAATTATTACGCTAGGTACTTTATCTTTTATACACTCGTAATACTTGGAGCGTATGAAGTCCTCTTTAACGTGTTCTAACTCCTCTACCTTTCTTTTAAAATCTTCATCCTCCTTTAGCCAAGTATAATATTGAGTCCTTGATAGCTCAACCATTTTTAAAGCCGTTGTAACTATCCCTAACGACTTCTCTAAAGCTTTGAGTACTCGCTCCTTAGCTAATTTAGTTCGTTTTTGTTCATTTTCCATAACTACTCATATAGTTTTTATGTATCTCTTTAAGCATCTCTTTGTATTGTTTTTTATCTCCGTACTTTATATGACAACCTCTGCATAATGCTTGTAGGTTTTCAATGTAGTCTTTTGTTTTACTACCTCCCATTCCTCTAGCTTCGATATGATGTATATCAACAGCAGGAGAATGACACACCTCGCAAGGGATGTAATCACAAGTATCGAAATCGAAGAACTCTAAGTATATTTTAGCGTGTTTAGTCATTTTCATATACTAGCACCACAACAATCGCAAACCTCTTTCGTGGCTTCCTCTAGTTTATTATCCTCGTATTTATCTATATTGATATCCAAGTCATTTACCGTAAACCCCACCTCAAATAAAAGTTCCTCATCAAAGTAGTTTAATAGTAAATCATCATCAAACTTACCACCGTTCTTGTTTAACCGTAGATTGAGTTCCATTTCTTGATTAAGTGGTAGGTCTAATACTACGCAAGAGATAGTATCATTACCTAAATCTTGCCAAGCTCGTGTTCTTTGATGCCCTCCTATTATTACATTGTTTCTATCTGCACTTGAATTTATAATTATAGCATCTACTAAACCAAACTTTTTAACTGATTCTTTTAAGTCCTTATATTGTTTACTGCTAATCTGTCTAGGATTATATGTAGCAGGTTTTAAATCTTTAACTAATTTACTTTCTATTTTCATATCGTTTCATTGTTTTATTGTATTCTATCATAGCATATATTTGATGACATACTAATTCTAAATGTTTTATTTTGCAGAACATATTAAACATACTATCTGATTCTGCTTTATTATGACAATCTCTACACAGTCCCATTAGATTCTCTATGTAATCCTTATTCTTTGATCCACCCATTCCTCTACTTTC